TTGTTGGAGGAGTTGATAATCCATTTCTTCCTACTGTTATCTTAACATTATTTGTTTTTATTTTTTCGTTATTTAATATTGGCTTAGAAGTTTTAAATGCTAAATTTCCTGATGTATCTTTAACATCCTCAACAACACCAAAGGAAAAGAAATCTGTTTGATCTGTAACAGTTGAAATTTCATTTGATGTTGCAATTAAACTCAACATAGCATATTTTGCACGAGTAACATTTCTCACTTTAAAGTTTTCTGTATTAGAAAATCCTATAGTTATTGCATTGAATATAGCAAAAATTGTAACTGCAGTTTCATTTGGCATTGATACAGTTAAACTTTCTCTCACATCGGCATCTTGATATTCTGTTGTTCCTATATTAACAACCTCAACACCGACAATTTGAAAACGTTTTTGTGATTCTGTTGTGTTAGGTTTTGATAATGGAATTGTATTTAATCTTATAACTGCACCAGTTCCAGTATCGCTTAATATTGGTATTTCCGGATTTCTATAAGAAATTTCTATATCTTTTAATGCAGTAGCATTTATTTTTTTATATAACAATCTACCTTCATATTGATCTAAATTTATATCAGGTACTGGTATCCATAAATTTCCGGATGTTATATTTCTACTAGATGCAGAAATTGTGTATAAGTAAAGATACTCATAACCATCATTATGTTTTACTATACCAGTTGTATGTGTTGGTCTAATAGAGGGTGCTTGTTGTTCATCATCTTCTGTAGTATTTAATTCGCTATTTCCAATAATTAAATATACGTTATTTGCATTTACACAATAGTGATTATTTAAATCGTCACTGAATAAGTTCCAAGTCTGGAACGGAACCTGTGCCCAGTCATTTTTCTTTGTGACAACATCAACATTATCTTTATCAATTACTCGATAAAATGAAGCTTCTTTGTATGATTCGATACGTCGTTGTTCGCTAGATCCGGGAGTCCCAGCTTGTGTTGCTGTAGATCCTAGAAAAAATGATAATATTCTATTATCTCTTTTTATATCATTAACATATCGAGTAGCATTTTCTACCGATAAATTTATAGAATTTGTAGTTACTATTGGCATTATAATTCCTATTATGAGCAGGTAGCTGTTAGTCCTCTATTCGGATTATTTTCATATGGTAAAAATGTGAAATCCGATATATTTATACTACCGAATGATGTACCACCAGAAATACCTAATGTCCAGTTTGGATGTGTAAATGTTGGCATATCAGCGTTATTTAATGTTATTCCAGCAGGATCGTCATGAACATTACTTCCATCTAGACTACATCCCGTGGTAGCTGCAATTGTCTCTGTATCATCCATACGATATACAAAATAGTTTCCTATTTGAGATCCTTCGAATGCACTAAAGGTCACTCCTTTTTGTCGTTTACCTTTACTCATGACTGATTGTATTCCTCGTCTGCTGTATCTTCTTCCTCATCATTTAAAGTACTAACAGATTGTATTTGCAGTTCAAGTTTTAGTCCTGCAGGTTCTATAAACTCTCGGAATATATCAGTAATCATAGCGGTGGTATTCTCTGCTGATAATTCAACTCCATCACTTCCAGTTAGTATTGCGTTATCCTTTAAGTTTATATGAAGATCATTTGGATTAGAATCTTCGCTTTCTTCATTAGCTTCTGCATCCTGTATAATTTGCCACATATATGATGCGAAGACTTTAGCTCCTTGGAGTGAAGGGTGAACCCCATCGGCTAAATAAGAATCTTTCCAGCTGTCGAAGTCTCCATCCTCAATTTGAATTTTTTGATACAAATTTAGGTGACTAATATCAGGATCATTTAGTGCAAGATTCTTTTGTACCTCAGCCATATGTTCCTTTGATTCTCTACCATTTGCACCACTACCTGTGACATATGGACTAATCAAAAGTATTTTAGGACGCGGAAGAGAAATAGCGTCAGCAGCAGTTCTTATTCTCAGAATTAGTTTTTCTATATCCACTTCATAAAAAGAGCGTCCTGCAGAGTCGTCGGGGTCTATACCCTGTGGGTTATTATCATTTTGACCTATCCAAATCATTGCAATGTTAGTACCGATCAGTTCTAAAGATTTTTGTAGTGTTTTATCATTATACCATCCTCTACCCGAATTGCTACTTCCCGCGATATTTAAAAATGGAGCATCTTCTACACTAGAAGCTGCGTGATTTCTAGTTTTCCATCCTCCAGAACCAAGATAATCCATCGCAAGTCCTTCGATGGTTTCATCGCAAAGATAAATATTTTTTATCTGAATAATATCGCCTGTATGAGACCCAGGTGCATAATAAAATGTAGCCTGAAATAATCTTGCGGCGTGTCCAACCACAGAGTTTGCAGAACCTTCAGTTCCCCAACCAATATTCGTTTCTACTAGAGTGATTTCATCAGAACCTTCACTACCTGCTGCAGGAATAGGTATTACAGAATCGGTAACAGCAAAAGGAACTGATCCAGTTTGTCTAGCTTTTATATCTATAAAAGTATCTTGATTTCCGGCATTTCTAATTAATGTTTTCATTTTAAAATTCGTAGACTGTCTAAATGGTACGGATTCACCTAATCCCCCGTTAAGGTTTACTTGTGAATTTCCAACTAAAAATTCAAAGTTTGATTCGTCATTCGCACCGATACCATCAATATCGACCGGATCAAATCCCAGGGGTTCTAGATTTGATCTGTCGCATCTCGGACCACCTCCTATGCTAGAACTTTGATTCGCACTATCATCACAATCCGGATCTTCACAGTTACCTATACAAAAAGGATCTATAGCAGGAACTGTATCTGCAGCTTCTATGGTAAACATTCTAGCACTCGACAGGAAAGAAGAGGATGGTTCGTTGGAACCAAGTTTTACCATTGCTAAACTATTAGCGCATGATACATATCCTGATAATGTGTCTGGAAAATCGGAACGAAGTGGTAATCCATCGTAACTTTCAGGTGGATTAAATTCAGAACCTGGGCTATGATCAGGACTTGGATTATTTGTACTGCTAAGTAATACATTAAAATTATTTGTATTTTTTATCCAGAATCTATTATCATTTTTATTTCCACTTGAAAGATGAACTGCTATACCTCTCCAGTACTCTGGATACCATTCTCTAATATATCCGTGTCTCATAAATCCTAAATTTCCGGGATTATTAATAGAATCACCAAATACGGTAATGCATGCTTTTTCTCTTAATATTGTAGAAGCCAAAGCTCCTAGATTTGTAGAATAGTCTGTACTTCCTACTCCTTGACCGGCACCTATGGTAACACTCTCTACTTCAGGAAACAAAGCACCAAAGAAAAAACTTGCAGAGTTTGCAGTTCCTTTTCGTTGATAGATATCTCGTTTAATATTTTTTATTAAACTCTTTACATTTTCTAAGTGTGGTTTATACCCATAACTTTCAAAAATATCAACAAGTCCAGGAACATGACTGTTAAGTGCAGTAGATAATAGTTTTATGGGTGGTAATACTGAACCATCTCTGGTAGTTATAATAGGATCTACTATTTTTTCTATATCAATAAAATCAAATACTCTATTATTGTAAATATTAGATTCTTCTGGGTTATATAACCAGTCATAATAATACTGCATAAATTTTACAAACAGAGTATTTCCGTTATCGTGATCATCAACTAACCAAGTTGGTAAATAATCTTTAACGTTAAAAACTCTTTGCTGATTTGTGCTTTCAATATCAAAAGCACCTTGCGTATCTAACGCACCAAGCAGCTCCTCAATTTCAATTTTTTGCGTATCAGCAGAAGTTGCTGCTTGAAATATTGTTGGTATACCAATCATGGTCATGGTGCTCCTAAATTAGTATCGTAAATATAACTTATTCCTAGCATACCAATTGATTTTATATAATCAATAATATCTTGTGCATCAGATCCAGGAGTAGTATCGTTAGAAATCCCATTAACAGAAATATATACAGTTCCACTTACTGGAGTAGTAAGATCTGCACCACTTGCAACAAATATATCATCCTGTGTATATCCAAATTTCGACATTAGTGCAGATTTAATATCTGACATAGTTACAATTCTATTCTGTGCAGAAAATGTTCTGGGTATAAAGAATTTTAAATCTGATTCTGATAATGTTGTTCTACCTCCACTAGAAAAATCACCGGGAATTGTTGGACTCGTTGTCCCTTGAGATAAAACTGTCGGATGACTAATATTATTAATTCCATTTGCAACAGCACCAGATGGAATTAAATACGAAACTTTAACTTTACTACTGCTAGTTAAAACGTTTCCTATTTGCTGTCCTGTACTTGGATCTATTTGTCCTGATACAAATTGAATATCAAACCCATCTCCGTTTGCTTCTAGGTAATACACCTTACTGTCTGCGTAAATATTTGCTTCGTTTGAGGAACCGAGTCGATATTCCTCATAGACACCACTAGCAGAAATATCAACTTCTACCGCAAGTGTTCTGAAATCAAAATTTTGTGTTGGTATAAAACAAGATTGTTTAATTAAATCAGGAGTAAGTTCAGCTTGATCAACTCGACTTTGACCTTCATATAATATAACATTTGCTGACTGAGTTGTCTCATCCTCATTGGCGGAAAAAGCGGGAGTTTCACCAGCATAAAAATTAAATACTGTTCCATCTGTTGCAATTCCTGTGTGAAGAGTATATTTTTTATATTCGTCAGTAGATTGATCTAATGGAACTGTAATTGTGACATTAATGTTAGATGCATATGATTTTTGTATTGTATATCCATGAAGTTTTGCATGAGACATTATAGATTCGAACTTTTGACTGGAGTCTATAAACATTTCATTTACTAAGATATTTTGAAATATTAATTGATAATATGTGTTATATGTTAATAAGTCTAATATAGTTGATAATCCAGATCCACTAAAATCATAATCAGTAAATTCAGTTTTTCCACTGATGTATGTTTTAATTTCGTTATAGATATCTTCATATTCTAGAGCATTTAAATTTATTGCTGGTATTGCCATTAGTATTCCTAGCTAATTGTTACAGTAGTACTTTCAGTTAAAACTTGACCCGTTTCTAGTAAATATTCATAGTCTATAACAAGACCAGGAATAACAGAATCGTTATCAAAATAAACTCGTTTTAGTGTTATTCTGGATTCATTTGCTCGCAGGGAAGAATCAATATCATTCAATGCTGATATATTTATATCAGTTGGATTTGAAAATATTAAACTTTGCACAGAAGCACCATAATCATAATCAAATGATTTTTCTCCTTTCATCATTAATATGATATTTTTAATTGATTGTTTTATTGCAGTAGAATCCTGCACAGAATTTATATCATTTGTGAAAGAGTTTTTACTGAAACTAAGATCTATATCTTTATACTTTGTCATAATTATATTTATAAACCTTATTAATATGAAGAGTATGAGGAAGACGAGCCTGATGAAGAAGATGAGCCTGATGATGAAGAAGATGAGTCTGATGATGAAGAAGATGAGTCTGATGATGAAGAAGATGAGTCTGAAGAAGAGGAGGTGTCTGTAGTAGTCGTAGTAGAAGAATCTGCAGTAGAATCTGTAGTAGTCGTAGTAGAAGAATCTGCAGTAGAATCTGTAGTAGTCGTAGTAGAATCTGTAGTAGTCGTAGTAGAAGTCGTGGATGCTGCGGCAGAAGAGGCGGTAGAAGACTGTAAATTATCTTCTAATTCTTCGTCTGAAGCAGAACTAGGCATTCCATCACGAACTAACACCAACTCCATTCTGTGACTTGATGTTCCATAAAACTTATGTCTTATTGTACTTACTAACCAATGTCCATTATACTTTATGTTATTTTCAAATTGTGGTAACTGAGGATATTTTCTTACTATTTCAACTATTTCTTTTAAATCTGACGGTGGAGCAGTAACATCCAGATTAACTACATCACCTGGACGTATTGACATATCACCTCGTATTGTAATAGAAATCTGCTGTGATAATAAAGCAGCTCTCTGTGATTGTGCAATAAGAGGAACTATTGGTGGAGTGTCCCAAAATGTAGAAACAGTTTTATTGAATCTTAAATATGCTGAATAATATTCACCTACACACGGACAATTACAACTAAAAGAAGACGTAGGATCTTCCCAATCACACCCTAACCATTGTTCACCTAAAACAGATTCTATTTGTTCACATTCTTTTGTTTCCGAAAATAAAGTATTCAAATAATTATCGGTAGGTTCGTCATATTCTATACCAGCATTGACTCCTCCTGCTGCAAGTACATCATTTGCTTGAATTTCTGTCTCGTGTATGCTGATTAAATCATATGATGTTGTTCCACCATCTCTACCATCAAAAACATCTTTTATTATTGCAAACTGATTTGGATTAGTACTATACTCATCTGTTATATTAGAAACGTCAGCACCATCGAATAAAAGAAAATTATTATATGCAAAACTTAAAGGTACAACCCGAGAAGAATTTGGTTGTAACTCAGGGCATGGACAGTTACACAACGGATCATTTTCTGGACAATCGTCATTATATACAGGACCGTTTGGATTTGAACATGAATATTTTGTATTTAAAGTATGAAAAGCGTCTACAGACACTTGCTTTTTCTTTGGAATATACTCTGTTATTAATTTTATTATCGCTGAATCTGTACTATTCATAATGCACAACTCCCGTCGCAATTACCATCGTGTGCGTTTTCTGCAGAAAAGTAGAAAAATCTTTTTTGTGTTGAATCTATAGGATAGTTTCTAGGTTCTATTCCAACCTTAAATGCATCTTCATATGAAACAGAAGACATTTTAACTATATGCCCAAACGGAGTTGCACTACATTCTAAATCTATATCTCCCTCTACTTCTGTTAATCTTTTATATCCTCCAATAGGCATCATATCAAATGATGCAGGATATTCAGATTCTGTATCATTTGCATCAATACCAGGTCCTATTAAAACTTCTCGTGGATACTTTGCATTAGGATCTGTAGATGGATCATCAAAATTGTATGTACTAGAGTCGTTATCGACTAAGGAATATTGGTTGTATATAATATCTGCAGATATTCCTACTGGTACGAATGGATCAAATCCATCATTAGTTTCATGAAGTAATTGTCTATTCATTATTTCATTTAAGTTATATGCACTAGATCTACCTCCAGATATTCCCCTTGCACCATCTCCCTTTTCTACTACAATAAATGGAGAATATTGACTATTATGAAAAGTTAATGTTAAACCTGATGGAGAAGATCCTTGAAATAAGTGTTTGACATATTCCCATGAATTAGATCCCGTAACTCCTGCTATTTGATTGATTCCATCATCGAATTGAGGAGTAAATACCCAAGTACCAGCTAGTAGTCCAAAGGGAAATTGTTCTTCGTATAGTGTCTGATCTGCGTCTGGATCTTCTTCGGTAGTGGTGCGATATGCGTGGGGTACATAGTTTATTTGCTTACTTCCATCATATAAAAGTAGGCTATTTAATCCATCAAAAGTCTCGTCTGAAATTTCTGAATCAACAACTTCTCTTCTATATAAATCCTTGTCTGGATATTCTTCATCTAATGGTGCTGGATCGGATCCTTCTGGTGTATCAATAAACCCACCACTCAAACCAAAACCAACAACAAAACCTAATTCTGCCTTTGGTATAATTGCAACCTCAGCCCATTCGTACCTGTATATGTTTGGTGCTATTTTATGGTGATTTTTTATAATTACTAATTTATCACCTAAATCATCAGCTGGAACATCACAGCAAACAGAATAACGATACACATTCCATTTTTCTTTATAATTTAATGTTGCTTTATATTTATTTTTTGCAGTAAATGTATTTGCTTTTATTTCGTGTATTTTTTTCAGGATAGCCTGATTAGATTCTGTTACACCTGTTATGTTAACACAATCAAACATTTCTTGCCACATATTATCTTGTTGGTATGTTGTGTAATCGGCTACATCAGTATTTCCGGTTATTCCTTTATCAATACCTCTACCAATGATTCGGGTTAATTCAGTTGAGTCTCTGTGTTGTCTGTTATCATAAAATCCAAATAATCCATCTGTTTTTACTAACTCTTCATTTTTCTTAGTGAGAATCCATTCAGATAACGGTTTTTCCTTACCGTCTTCGGTATCAAGAACAGTAGCAGGAAGGAATTTTTTAGGTTCTATAATTGGACTATAATCAGTTCCATAATTATAATCATATTCTTGTTCTGTAAATTTATACTCATCATCTAAAAATCTAGAGTATAAATCAGAATAGTTTAACTCTATTCGTTTATAGTACAGATACATCATACCATCAGAAAAAGCTTTATTAATAGAAAAATCAGAAATAATATCCATTTTTATTATTCTATCTTTTGCTAAAAAATCACCCGTGAGAGTAAATGTTTTTATACCTTTTTGTCTTGCGTTGGTGACCATGGTAGGAACAGAGGTAAAATTCCATCGATCTAAATCTTGCCAAAAGAAATAATTAGCCCATCCAAATTTACTATATGCGTCAACATATGACTCAGATTCTACTGGAGGTCCTTCTATTATGTTAGAGGATTTCCATGAATATTGCATACAGTAATTAATCAACTGAAGAAGATTCATATTTTTTGTTGCTTTTCTTGTGGGAAAAGAAACTCTTTTAGGTGCAAGATTTATACTATTATCAGTTTTTTCGATATAAAATTTTTCTCTTGGAAAGTAAGACGAAGCAATAGAGTTTATAATACCAGACTTTTCTATTTCTGAGGGTGAATCATCTTCTACCGTGTCAAGTGGATCTTCAGTTGGATCTATATTTTCTTGGTACGCAATATTTCCAACAAATCCGGAAGGAAACGGAGTTTTTGTGTTAAATACTGTTCCTTCTTGTGTGCTAGTAAACTTAATAGTAAGCATACGAGCAGGAACTCCTTCTGGTGTCAAAGAAGTATCTGTAAAATTACTACTTTCATCAAAGTCATATATTTGAAATAATCCAGTAGCCAATACACTATCTGCTTCTTTTTTAGTTTCTGCTGGAGTTACAAATATAAAATCTATAAATTCATTACCAACTAACTGGAGTCTTTCAAATTCTCCATTAGTTATATCAAAACTTAAAACACCTTTAATAGATGTTTGTGTTATAGATTCTATTATCTCTATAATACCTAAAGATACTTTCCCTTCAGATACAGATTGTGCTAAATCAATCAAAACATTACGATCTTCGTCGTATATGTTAATTGATTTAATATCTACATCATTAATATTATCGGTTGATTTTGCCATTATTATCCATTAACATTAATACTTTGACCTCTCTTAAATGAACCACCAAGCAAAGTATTAACAAAAGTAGTAACTTCATATGCTCTTCCTAGTTCAAAAAAAGATAGGGTATTTGTTTGTGTATTTTTTCTGATTTCTTCATTTTTTAAAGTATGTTTATACAAACCTAAATTATTAAATATTGAGTTAAAAGCATTACCTGTATCTGAATAAACATTTAATACAACATCCGGACCGGGAGTATCGCTAAAATCCCGAGCGTCGTTGGAAACCGAGTCTCCGCCCCCGGTAATCAATCTAAATGGGCTTAATAATTCCCCGTTTAAATTAGGTTTATAAAAACCCAAGATTTTATCAATCTCGTTTTCTTTAATCCCAAGTTTAAAAATAGTACCAGTTGAATCTCCATCATCATCAACTTCACTTATTTCATTCCAAGTGTCGCCAGTTTTTCTATAAATTCTAATCGTTGGATTTCTTACTAACTCAACCGCATTTGTTTCATTTATGACTTCTCTTTCTAGAACAATACGTCTAAAACCTTCATCATACTCTTTGACAATACCCGCATTTTTCCAATCCTCATCACTACCACCAGAAAAACTGACGGGGGGATTTTTACTACAGATTGTATTCCAGTTGAATTGTGACACAGAAGTATTTCCCCCAGTACCTAATATTTCCTGAACAAGAAGTACAACCCCATCTTTTCTGGTGTTAATTAAAACAGAAATGCTTCCATTATGGCCGTCAGAACTTTCTACTATATCTTTAAAATTACTTGCTGTAGTAGCTGCGTCAGTCCCGCGATTAAACTCTCCATCAGAAGCGATGGCACCAGATGCTTTAATTCTATAAGTTTTACTTATACCATTAGAATCAATTAGTGTAAGTGTTACATCTACTGCGTCATCAAACTCAGTTTCCCCGAAGGTAAAAGTAGCATTTGCAGCTCCAGTTTGTAGTTGAATTAAATCACCGGGTAAAATAAACTTAGGATTTCTAGCTTGGTAGATATAGTATACCATTCCAGGAAAACGCTTTACTAAGTTTGATTGAAACTTCGATTGAGGTAGTGGAGCATTCTCAAATGAATCTATATCATTAAGGTGCATAGTTAACCAGTACAATGCAGAATTATCACTGTAAAAATCATAACTAACATTTTCTATTTTTGAAGTATTTACAGAAAATATTTTTTTAAGAATATTAGGATTTTGTTTTGTTTCTTTAGAAAAAACTATAGTTTTTAATATATTTCTTGATTCTATAGTTTCACCTGATGGTAATTGAAATGTTGTTAGTGGTAATTTATTTAATATTGACATACTGTAACCTCATGATGTGGTAATGCTTCCTCGTTCTCCAATTGCTCTTGCATAAATTTCAGATCTACATGCAATTTTAGGAACTGATATGTTACCATAACTTGCATACACTCCGTCTAATCTTGCAAGTGGTTCCATATCAGCAAGTTCTAATTGAACTGCACTGATTATAGGATACGAAAAATCACCATCTATAATCACACTTTTTGTTTGATGTGATCCATAGACTTTTCTTAAAACTAATAACTGTGGTTGTCCTAATGCAGCAAGTGGTTCTGAATCAGAAAGCATTGAAAATCCTCCCCCAGCATCTAATCTGACATGCTTAAGTGTAAAAATTGGAGGTGTTTTAATTAAATCTCTACGAGAGACATTATCCGAGAATGATATAGGAAAAGACCAACTTTCTAGTTCTGCTAATATCTGAAGAATTCCATTTGGTCCATATACATCTCCGGGTTCCTTTGCAATAAATTCATAATTTAAATTAAAACTTCTTTCGTTTGTACCACCATACTTTAATTCTTGAGTCGCCATACCAATAGATGGTTGATCTGTAAATTCACTGGAAAGATTATTTTGAAAATCTTGAATGGTGGGAATCATTCCTATTGCACCACCTATTTGGGAACCTACTCCACTAAGATATAATAATCCACCAATAGCCTCTCCTATATCATATCCCCCTGCTGACATGTTACGAGAAGCTGCGGAACCTATTCCTGCTCCTAGTAATGATACTTGAGCAGCATCTATCTGTGCCTGTCTGCCTTGTGCAATACCTTTTGATAGGGAATACGCAATGGATTGTTCAACTACTTCATAATTATGATTTGTTCGTCTTTCTATCATCTGAGGCATAGGCAAAAACCATGTTTTTACTGGACTTGCCTGTCCAAGTGCAACATCTGCACGAGAATTTAATTTATTTGCTTTGTACGCATCTAATCTTAAATAATCGGAAAAGGTATCTTTTCTAGTCGTTACAGATAATGCAATTGATGTTCTTGCTGGCATATATTTGTTCCCCCAACTATATATACTTATGGCATATAAATCTAAATATAACCCAAAAAATCCAAATAAATATGTGGGTAATTATGAAAACATAATTTGTCGTTCTACGTGGGAACGAAAAATGTGTAAGTATCTAGATTTAAATGAAAAAGTAAAAAAATGGTCATCAGAAGAACTATCGATTCCATACTACTCTCCCGTAAATAAAAAATGGAGAAAGTATTACCCAGATTTTTTGTGTGAAATAGAAAATAAAGCAGGAAAAATAGTTAAGTATATAATAGAAGTAAAACCAGAAAAACAAACAAAACAGCCAATTCAAACAAATAAACGAAAATATTTAAATGAAATGGCTACTTATACTATAAATACATGTAAGTGGAAAGCTGCTACAAAACTTTGTGAAGAAAACGGCTGGATTTTTAAAATCATAACAGAGAAAGAATTATTCAAATGAACTTAGATCTTTCAGATATTAAAAATAAACTAGCCGGTAGTAACCGTGTGTTACGAACAAATAAATTTTCAGTTGATTTAGTTTTGTTTAATCCACTCGCAGGGGAATATACTAGTATTGTTGATTATCCAGCAGCAGGTGTTTCATCTCCCACCACAGGAATACAAGCTGCATTATTTGAATATCAAAATATACCGCTACAAGTTCCTATAAAAAGACAAAATCAAAATCAATTACAAATAACTTTTTATGCAACAGAAGATTTGGAAGTATATTCTACATTAGTATCTCTTATTAAGTTATATGGAGGTGAATCATCATATAGCTCTCCTGCCTCTGGAAATCAACCAACCGTTTACTATGAAGATAATATGTACAATAAAGCAATTAGAGATAATGTAATGTTTGTAAAGTTAAAAAGTTCTAGAGATGGTTCTGATGTAAATTACATTGGATATAGTGAAGTATATCCATCAAATATTTTACCTATAGAGTTTAATTCTGCAGAATTAAATAACGTAGGAACCTTTTCGGTGCTATTTAATTACGCGAGAACAACCACAAAAAATATAGGAAATGCATAGGATAATATATGATCATTGATGTTATTAAAAAATCTGTTCCTGAATATAAAGTAAAACTACCTGGTCTCAATAAAATATTTTCTTATAGGCCAATGTTAGTAAAAGAAGAAAAATTTTTATCTACTATAATGACAGTTACTTCTTCATTCGAAGATAAACTAATTAATCTATGTTCGTTAGTAGATTCTTGTTTTGATAATAAAATTAAATCTAAAAGTTTAAATATATCAGATTTTCAAATTGCAATAAACGAAATAAGAAAAAGATCGATAGACGAAACAGTTAATTTTAAATTAACCTGTCCTACTACAAAGGAAGTAGTTGATGTTTTTATCGATTTAGACTCGTTTATTACTCACAACACGGATACTACTTTAGAGTTAAAACTAAAAGAAAATATAATTTTAAGTTTTAAAGCTCTGACAATAAAATCTTTATTTTTATTGTCTGATTTTCCAGAAACAGACTCTGATTGGTTTGATTTAATTTGTTCTTGTTTACATCAAATAGAAACTTCTTCCGAAAAAATAAATTTAAATGGTAATTCTATAAAATCAAAACAAGAGTACTTAGAGCTAATTCCTAGATCTGAATTTAAAAAAGTAAAAGAATTTATTACGAACAATTGCATATCATTCAAAGTAAAATATAAAACTAGTGATGGTGTAGACAGAGAAATAGAGGTTGATGATTTCGCAAATTTTTTAAAATTCTATTTGGTCATATTGACCTTATAAAGTTAAGTGAAATGATGTTTACTTTAATTGATTCTTATAGTATGTCGTTGGGAGACATAGAAAATATGATCATATGGGAAAGAGATGTGTATATAACTTTACTGAATAACAAGATAGAGAAAGAAAGACAACAGATGGAAGAACAGAAAGCCGCAAACTTTATGTCGAGTATGCACCAATGAAAACATCAACACTACCACCGATAATGCCATTTGCTAATACTGTAACTACACCAATGTTAAATGTAGAAAGTAATTCTTTTGATATTAATTCATATGAGTTTCCTAATACACAAATAGAAACACCAAATTTAAATATCACACCCAGATCACAATCTATAATACAACCAAAAATAACTCACACTCCACTAGAAGCTGGTGTTGATAATATAGCTACTAATAATGTATCAGAAAGAAAACCATCCAAGACTCCAACTAGTCCAAATCCATTACCTACTAGTAACTCTGGAACTATACCTAGCATGTCAAAAAAACCGTCGCCCTCATATGCAGCGAGGACGACGGCGAATTCAAATTCTAATGCAATAGCTAAATTGCCAGAAAATAGGATGAATTACTTTTGATCACTCTTTAGCAAGCTTTTCAAAGTAGTCAAGAGCATCAGTCTCCTCTTGAACTTCTTCTCTAGCACTAACTGGACTCTCTGTAGTTTCTACAGTGTCTGTGTTCGTAGAAGTCTCTCGAATATCATCACCAATCACAGAACTAAACTTCCCCTTTAGATCATCATACGACTTAAACTGATCAGGTGCAGTAAAGGATGTCAGTGAATATTCCTTCTTCCATACTTCCTCTAGTTTATCATCATCACCATCAAAGAGAGCATCCGGTGAGTCAAATTCAGACTTGTCATAATTAACAAATCCAGCAACCTTACGAATCTTCAATTTGAAATCTGCACCCTTCCAGAAATCAAAGGGGTTGATCGCTTCTTCGTCGTCAAACTCAGGTGACATTGATTCTTGAATCTTATCAAAAATCTTCTTACCATACTTGAAGAGAAAGTTCTTACCTTCGTTTTCAGGATTTTTCGGATCGCTGATTACCAAGATGTTAGAAGTATATTGCATCTTTCTCTTTCGACTTCGAGCAATATCCTTGTCGGACTCTAGTCCACTATTCCATAGACCGTTGTTTGCTTCACATACAGGACACTTCAAGCCCACAGTGGTGGGACAGTTTTCAATAAACCAACCACCCTTACCTTGGAATCCGTGAGAATAAGTCTTCACCCAAGGAAGATCTTCTTCGCCTGGTGCGGGAAGAAATCTAATAACTGCATATCCATTACTAGACTTATCTAGTTCCGGACGCCAAAAGCGGTCATCCTTATAGGACTTCTTGCTTTCAGATGCTTCCATCTTCTTCTGTAGATCATCAATACTGTTCTGCGAACGCTTCTTAAAATCTGAAAAACTCATATGGTTTTCCTTTCCCCGAGGATCTACCTCGGTACGAGTAAACTGAGACTATCTCAGTACGAGTAATTATACCAGAAAAAATTCAAATGTCAAAAAGGAAGTTGTGACATTTTAGGGAGAAGATTGATGTCCTCTC